CAGGTTGAACACAACCTTCTCCCGTACCGCAGCGCGATACAGTCGATAGATGTTGCGACCAACAAGGATAAGATCAGGCTTCTCACTCTTAAGCGTAAGATCGAGCAAGATGTCGTCAAACGCTTCTTCAATGTTGGATGCGTTCAGCGCACCAGCGAACTGATACGATGAAGTCCTCCATTGCGGTTCCGTAGCACGGTTAATACCACCGAGTACCCCGGTTGTGGGATCATCAGGGATCAACGAAGCTAGACCCAACGGATCAGTACCACCGCCCGCTGCGTATAGGTATTCGCTGAACTTTTCCTTGATGCTCTCTTCCAGGACATCCATCTTAGCTTTCATAAGCTTGAAGATGGCTGCTTCACCACGGTTCTCATCTTCTTCCTGATCGGAAATGATGACAGTACCGGCAACACGTGACCAGTAGTAACGTGCAGTGGTGAACTCGTTGGTCTGTGCCACAGGTAGCTGATCGTAGTATTCGTACGATGCTACGTTGGGGTTGCGACCAGTAGTGAGAGGATTGGTGATGTCATAACCACCATCCTCGTAATCGACGCGATCATTAGCGAAAGCCCACGCCATAAGTGCATTACTGCGTACCGATGCCATGATAAGCTTCCGCCTTGACTTCGTTAGCGTCGAGTTCAAGACAGTTGCTAAAGCCACTTCATTCTCCTAGATGTTGAGGCCACTTTCGCGCATTGCTTGTCTAACAATGTCTCCGGTGTCCATATCGTCTGAAGCGAGATTTGTGATTTCCGTAGTGGGTATCTCTGCATTTGGAATGTTCCCACCTTGCGGCAATGGAACACGATTTGCAGGTGTCTGCGGTTGACCACTCATTAGCTGAACATTTTGTTCTAGGCTAAGGCTCCAATCGAAACCCTTTTCTGAAAAGGCGTCACGGATTTGGAAATACGCGTCCTCAATACTGAGGGCGGGATAATCTCGCAAGACACTCGCTAGGAGTTTGTCGTGCGGTCTAGCATCAGGATGTCGTCCGAAGAATTGATTAGCTTCGTCTTGCGCTTCTTCGTACAATTCCTGTTCACTAGGATACTCAAACTGATCTTGTTGCGGTAAGCGTTCGTCGATCATGCGCTGTATTGCAGCCATATCGACACCGCTCCCGATGTCGTCGATACTATAGCCTTGTGCGGCGGCTTCTGCAAGCAATTTCTTCAACGTCCCCTGGGGGTCTCTTTGAAGATCAACAATGATGCGTGCGCCAAGAGCAAGCTGCGAAGGCTCAATACCATACAATGATTGCACCGATTGCTGCACAGACTCCAATTGACTTTGTACCTGTGCCAATTGGTTGCGTGTGGTAGTTAGTTCTTGTTCCCTAATCTGTAGCTGTGTGCGTGCAATTTCTCGCTGTTCGTAGAACCTTCTTTCAGCACCGCCCTTGACAACAGTACCATCTTGAAGCTTTAAGTCCTTGGGATGAGGAGCACTTGGTGGTGCTTTCTCTCCTTCTTGCTTAGGCTTCGGTTGTGCGTCACCGTCGCTTTCACTGCTTGTGCTATTTTGAGGCTGCTGCTCCGTACTGGTTTGTTCGCCTTCCGGTGGCGTAGTTGTAGCTTCGGATGGGCCATCTTGTGCCTCGATTGCAATGTCGATGTTCTTGTCGATGTTGTCTTGTACTTCATTCTCACCAGGAATAGGCATTGTTCGTCCTTTCGCCTCTTACGAGGGTTGTAGTCCACTCAGTTGTGCCTCAATCTGTTGTAATGCTTCGCTAGGAGGCACACCAGCTTGCACCATTTCTTGAAGTTTAGCTTGTGCTTGTGGTGGCAACTTAGCTATCTTCATCTTCAACTGTTGTAGCATTGCTTCATCCGTCAACGGCGGTCCCGCTGGTGGAGGTTGTTGTCCCGGTGCTCCCCCTTGTCCCTGCGCACCGGGACCACCGCCAGCTTTCTGAAGCCCTTGCATCATTGTCTCTTCGACACGACCCCAATCTTCATCAGCGACAGTGAACTCATCAAATGCTCTCTCGAACATCTTAAGCATAAGAATAACAACAGCAGGTGATGCAGCTGCGAACTGCCCTAATACCTGTCCCATTTCAATCGCCTGTTGCTTTTTCTCTCTGCTATTTGGTTTCGCACTAGAGCCACTCTCAACCCGTACGCTAAACTCCTTTTCAAACTCTCTAGGAGAGTCAACCTTCTGCCAAGATTTCGCAAGTTCGGCTCCTATGAACGGCAAGACATCTTCCTGCTCCCAATGCGTGCAGCAAAGCAAACATATGTTCCAAGCGATGTCAGAGATAAAGTCCTCAATCAGGTCCACCCTTTCCTCAACACGGATGTCTGTGTTCCTGTTATAAGTCTCTACCGCTTTGTTTGTGGTGTTAGTCTTGAACTGTGCACCACGTTGTGCCTCATTGATACCAGTGATCCTGTTGATTGCTTGGAACTTAGTGTCAGGAGAGAAGAACTCAGGCATCTTCAATCCCGGTGGAACAAAGCTAAAGATATGATCCTCTAGCTTAGTACCTTCCGGTAGATCAATGCCACGAGCAGTGCCGTCGTCACCTTTCAGCACCTTCTCTACATCTTGTTGATCAATGGCATTCTTGTTGAACAAAACATTACGCTTTGCCCACTGTCTGCCACGCCTGACTTCATCTGCAATCTCATTGATCGCATCTTGCTGATCTAAGTAGTAGGTAACTTCTCCTTTCGGTGCATGAGAGTTAGTGCTCTCGTGGAACCACAATCTAAAGTACGGGAAGAACCTGGGGAGTTTGTGAGGATCATCCCACACCCACAACGGCCACTTCCAACAGTTGTCTGCATACATTAGGACTCGTCTTGACGCTTTATCCCATATATACCAGACCTTTGTGTGCTTCGCTTTATCAAAGGCGACTGCGTTGTCGTATCCGTAAGTAGCGGCGTTGGCATCTTCTCCAGAACTAAAGAGGGAGAAGGTGTTGACTTGTTCTTCAACGTCTGTACTGGTCCCACGACCGGCATCAAGAACGTGCGTTGGCGCATATATCGACCGCGTTTCTTCACCATGCCTACTCCCATATACTGCATTGATGTAGCTTGTTGGTAGATAATCCCACTCCATTATCCACATAGCATCAGAAGCATCTGGTTCAGTAGAGCTAGGATCAACTACAATACGATCCGGTAGAAGGTTCTTCATAAACGGACCAGCAGGATTAAGAAGTGCAATCTTCTCTTCAAGTGCCATCAATTGACCTTCGAGTTTGACAACTTCCTTCTTATCCTTAGCTTGTTCTAGCTCTTGAGAAATCCTCTGCAACTCTTGAAGAGCCGCTTCATTAGCATCCTGCTTCTCAGTGAAACCAATCTTAATGAAGCCGGCATTAGTCAATAGTGTGGTAAGGACCGTCCGGCGCAGCTTCGGTTTTGCATTAAGTCCTGGCAATGACTTCTTCGCAAGTAGCGTATTGATAAGTCGCTCGATCCCTGCTGCTCTCTCAAGGTTAGCATCCACATCAGAAGTGATAGTGATGGTTGGGTTCTTTGCATACAACATTGGAACCATGATGCTGCAATTGCTAAACACCACGTTCTCAGTTTCCCGCCACTCACCTGAGAGCCTATAACCGGGCTTATTACCCGCCCGTTCTTCTGTTGAATTGCGATGTATGAGTTGGTCATTGTCGTAGTAGCGGATTGCTTCGCTCCAGGCATCTTCTGATCCCTTACGATTGCGTAATCCTTGTTCTTTACGGCTGTTCCATACCATGCCAACTGCTTTTGTGACTGGTATCTTCGTGTCACCGATCATTTGATACACTGGTTCAGGCGCAGCTTTCTTCTTCTTGCCGAGTCCAGCACCAACTGCATCTAAGTTCTTTTCAATCGGATCATATTCATCAGCCATAACGATGCTTCCTACGATCAGGAGTATTGTTGTCGTTCACTTCACCCCAACGCATATAGCTAGGTTTGGAATGAAACACTCTACGCTCATACAGTGCTAGCCTTGGTCGGTTAGTGAAGAAGTACTTAGTCATATCCATCGCGTGATCGTTCTTATCATTCGGTGCATCTGTTAACTGACCACCAGTGTCTTTCTTCCAGTAGTAGTCAACAATCTCACGATCCCACCAATCCAAGTGATTAGAAACAAAGAACCTTGGTGATCCTAGTTCCCCTGTCATTGGGTGTGGATGGCGTAAATCTATCTCTAAGTAGCTCTGTACCTTAGCTAGTCCTGACACTATGTTGTTGTTAGCACGCTGACAGTTTACTTGGAGTTCCCTAAGCATCCCGGCGACTGTAATACCGACTGTTTGAGAACTACCTGGACCTCTTCGAAAGATAGCAGGGTCTGCAAGCACAGGGCGAAATGACGCATCGAACCCGATTTGACCGGCAACTTCTCTACGATGATCTTTGATGCGTGTAGCGATCTTTTCGGGGCTGAGTTCTGCTTCATAGAAACCTCCCATTAGAAAAGCATTACCGAAACTATCGCTAAAACCAATGCCATAACAAGCCGGAACCGCAATCCCGTGATCGTAGGCTTCAATAATCTCAGGTTGGAGGCCTTCACGTACTTGTCTCGCAAAGTAATCAATGATCTGATCTTTCGGAAGAAGATGAACCATCTGATTATACTGCGGATAAACAAGACCTTCAAAAGCACCCCACCCTCCCATTAGGTAGCGTTCGCGCATTTGACCCTTGTACGCACTCTCAAGTCCCTGAATGTAATCTTCGGGAAGGTTCTCCTTGTTCGTATAAGTTGAGCCTTCAAACAACTCAATGATAGGCTGTTGTGTTTCGCGATCTATAAGTAGATCAGGATTGAATAGCCCATTGCGATGATCTAGCACTGGCTTAACCAGCTTACGGTACACCCAATTACGTGTTGGGTTACACAGTGCAATCATCCAGCGAGGACCAGTGCGCGGCATTGTAGGATCATCACCATCATAGATTGCATTACCACGCAAGCGGCCTAGCAAATCTAGAAAGTCCTTCTCACTAATCTCAGGATCTTCTATCTGATCTACTACAATCCAATCATAAGTGGCACTGAGCAAGTTGGAGCTTGATCCTTCACCGCTCTTACCATGCTGTTGCACGTAGCGGAAGTTGACTACAGTACCATTCTCCAACTCAATCAGGTTCTCTACTGACAATGCACGACGCTTAATCCAACTGTCAGGACACCAATCAAGGAACTCCTTTCGGATGGTGTCGTTAAGCTTAGGATAAGTAGAACGAGCAATAAGACCATTAGACCCAGGATAAGCCTTCGCAAGCTTGAGTGCTTTGATGACACCTGCTGTCGTCTTTCCATTAGCAAACCCACCGCCAAAGATCTGTACCTTTGCACGAGAGTTCTGGAATTGGTCCTGCAACGAACCACGTATCTGCTTATATTGCTTCACTCTTCGACTACCGTGAAAGCTTGTCCAGTAGTAGCACCAAAGATAGAGATAGCACTAGTAGCTTCCTCTTCTTTCTTACCACCTGGAGATATGACATCACTGCCATTCAATCCAGCAGCACCAGCAGTGCCAATAGAGTTGACCCACAGATCACTAACAGAGTTGTTGATAATCTTAACTTCTCTGCGTTGTGGATTAGCTGCTATAGCTTGCTGTGCAGTACCACCAGTAGTGATAGTGCCCTGTGTAGCTACAGGAGTGTACAAGTCAACTCCGTAACCATTGCCACTGAGATCAAGAATTTTCTTACCCATTCAATCCTCCTATGACTGCTTTGCTTTGATCACTGCAAAGTTAATGCCAATCAGGTCAGCCCATTGCCGTAGGCAACCCAAGTGCCGCTGCCTTCGTGAATGAATGTAAGCAGCGAGTTGGGGGCCACCGAACCGTTCGCCGCCGGGGCCGCGCCGTTCTTTGACAGGCTGGCGCAAGTAATCGTCCATGCCGTAGTGAAGCGGGCGGTAAATTTGGTGCCAGCCAACGGGGTAGAATTGAGCGTTAAGACTGGTAACGCACCGGACAGAACCTTGTGGTCATTGTTATCGGTATCTGCTGCGGTGAAACTGGCGCTCATTGCATCAATCTGCACGACACTCGGCGCGGCCCCAATCACTGTGCGCGCATCGGTGGCGTCTAGTTCCTGAACCGCACCGCCGCCTGCACTAACCCGCCCGAGTATGCGATTGGTCGCCGCCGTGGTCAGGCCGGAAGCGGTCGCTAAACCCGCTTTTACAACCGC